TAATGCTGCTAGCTCATCTTGGTGTATACTTGTTATAGGAATCAACTGTCTCACCTTACAAGAATCTTTAGATTTTAATATAATAATACTTGCAGTATCTACAACACTATAATTTTTTCCAGCTATGAGTGCATCTTTAGATGCATTATCATCAATAAGATTACCAAGATCATCACTTATAGTGAATGGTCCAGATAATCTTCTGCTAGATGATATTAATTTTATTAGTATTACTTTTGACATTTATTATATTATTTTAAAGTATTGTCACTGTACCACTTAATGAACAATCTATAACATGAGCATTTCCTGTTAAATCACATCCTGTATATCTAGTTGTACTAGAAGTAGTTGTACTAGATGTTGATGATGTTGATGAGGAAGTTGATGTAGTGGTTGTATTAGGAGGAAGAACACTACCAGCAAATACATCTATTACACCATCATCACAACAGCTATTCAATCCTGAATAAAAGAAATTGTTTTCAGCTATATAGAAATTAGGAATATAGCTATGGAAGCTCACCCAACTCTTTGTATTCATATTAAATGAAAGAGTCCAAGATTTGTTACAGAAGTATTCAGGATCTGCAACATCTACCACTTGTGTAAGAGTAGAATCTCCAAACTTTCTTTCTATATAGAATTCTTTTGTTTCTTCATTATATTTTATATCCTTACCAGGTAGAGGGATGTAATCTAGTTTTGTTATAATCACTCTATCAAACTTAGAGTCATACACACCATGTAAACCAATTCCATTAAAATGATTATCAACATCTGCAGTGGGGAAATATCTAAGAATTTCAAATGCTAAATGGTCTGTAAAGAATCTGTTCATACCAGAACCAAACATAGAAAGATCTTGAACTTGTCCACCTATTCCTTGTATTAAAAACACTTGTCCTCTCTTAGCATCTATTGTTATTTGTCCTTGAGGAATCTTTAATAGCATTTTATTTTGACTTCCTACATATCCAAGATCTGTTTCTGCAAAATCTATTGGAGGAGAAGATTTAAATAATGAACTATTTCCCATATAAGCAGCTTGTGGATTGCTTGTATCTATAGTGAGAAGCGTATTATATAAAAGACTTTTATTTTCAAATCTAGCTAGTATAGCTTTGTTTTGAATACCATCTAAAGATGTAAGCTTACCATAGTTTTGTGGAAAATCAAATGATGATATAGGACGATAGATTAACCAGCTATTAATTTTATTATCACTATAGTTTTGTTGAGGATCAGAATAAATTGCTCTAAATGGATAGTTGGTGTAACAAAGTTGCTGTTTCCAATCTACAGGTAGATGTGAGAAATAGTTTTCTTTATTTTGTTTAGAATAAGTTACATTATAGTGATATGTATTATCTTGTCTTATTGTAACAAAACTTTCTTGTAACCAATCATCAGGAATACCTGTACTTACATGTGGAAAGAAATCACCTTCTTTATTATTAAATGCTTGTCTAAGATCTACATTTATACTTGATTCACAATAGAATGAAGGAATACCATAAGCAAACAAATAAAAATATCCATCATAATATGTACTATTTGAATTTAAATTATGACTTGAAGCTGCAGTGATTTTATTAGGACAATCAAAGTTGTGTGCCTTTGTTGATATAATATTTGTTAAATATTGAGGCTCACTAGTAACTACAGTAAAATTAGATAGTTCTGATCTTGATGAATGCCAGTACTTAGGATAGGCAACATTACCAATCTCATCATAGAATATATCTGAATCATCAGGAGCTCCCACTCTATTATCAATAAAGAAAGGAATTTTTGTTTTAAATGCAAACTTACTAATAAATGTATCTCCACCAAATACTATTTCACTTGAAGAAGCTGTATTAAAATCTTTTTGGAATCCTGTATCTATTGTATCATATGAATACATTTGTCCCCATTGATTAACAAATATATTTTTTAAAGAAGCATAGTATGAAACAACATTAATAGAGTTTTCTTTTCCAGGAGTAGGACACATATTCTTTTCAGAAATTGTATATCTTGATTTATCACTAACCTTAGAAGATCCATTAATTATTAAACTAGGTGTTTCATTTGGAAAAGGTAAAGGTACAGCTATACTGTTATCTCCTGTTCCTATAACATTAATAGTGGATGTTCCACCACCAGAATTTAATAATATAGGATAGGATGTAGAATTAAATGAAACACTACAGGTATCTTTAGTTATACTAATTATTGTAGATCCAAGTGCAGGATCTGTATATTCATATGTTGCAAATGGTATAAATATAGAACCACCTGAATAGCAAATTACATAAGTGGTATAATTAACTTTATATTCTTTTTCAGTTGTTTTGAGATATACAGAGGATTCTCTATTCCAATTGTTTATATTTAAATTATCACCAGCTGATTGTACACCAGGGATGAGGTATTGAGCAATATCTAGATTTCTTTGCTTTATTCCTAAGTTATTACCTATTTCAGAGTTGTAATTATAACTAGCTATAGAATTAAAAGAATAAGCATAATTCTTTCTAGTGATACCATTTATATATATAGTTAGATAGGATTGATATGCAGCAAACATAGCAGTTGCAGTAAAACCACCAGCACCAGTATTTGATAGCTCTGCTGATGATTGTAATGCAGCAGACTGTGCCTCATAACTTAATAGTTTATATGCAGCATTATTTCTAACTTGTACATGGTGAGCATTTCCTGAACCATATATTACATTCTCTAGTTTTAAAACAGTTCCTAAGAAAGGTTGTCCAAAAGATGTTTCAGGAGAATTAAATACATGTCTAAATTGAGATGAGCTATCTGTAAATCCATTTAAAGGAGTTTCAACAACACATTGACTACCTCCATCAACTGTTCTTATATATGTAATAGTAATGTGAGAAGGACAAATATCTCCTCCTGGACAATTATCTCCATAAGGAGCACCTGTACCTGGTTTAACTTGTACTGTTGCCTTAAATCTACAATTATTAAGACAAGTGTAACCACTCATGCCTATAGATTGCACATCACCAAATATATTTATAAATTTTACAGTACATCCTTTACAACCAGTACTAGTAATTTTATACTCATCATAAACTGCTACAGCAACTGTTACCTGTCCTTCTAATGCACTAGGTTCACCAATTGCACATTGAACAACTTGTTCACCTGCTTTTAAAGTTAATTTAGTTTCTTTATTTGTATTGCAATCAGAATATCTTACTGTTGCATCAGTAGTTGCTGTTATTGTATAACCTTTACATAAATTTTTATATGCATTATTAGCAAGTAGTAAAAATGGATCATCTGAAATATCATTGTAAGGATAGTTTGGATAGTAGAGAGATTGATCTTCTCTCTTATACTTTCCAACATTTCTAAGAATACCCTTAGCTACAATTGATTTATTTGTACCTCTGTCACCTCTTACAATCTTATATCCTGTAATATCATTCTTTTGTTCATTAGTAAGATCTGATGCAGAAATTAATTGTTCTATTTGTAAACTACTTATCTTAACTCCTATTGGGAATACAGCATTACTTCCCATCACCATACTCTCAGGATTTGAAAAAATCTTAGATTCAAATATAGGACTTACAAGAACATCAGGAAACTTATGATGTCTAATTGGTTGGTTAGAAAGAGTTCCCCATACATCTACATTACATGGATAGGTTTCAGTAGATTCCCAATATGCAAATTCACCATATTGATAAGGTCCTTTATAGCTAGCTGCTGGTGAATATCCAGGAGAGGTTCCTATTACAGAAGCTGTGTTATATATTTTCCAATAAGGACTATATCCCACACCATCAAGATATGTATCAGGTTCTCCTATAAAGTCAGGATTTAATTCAGAGATATTAGGATTTGAATTTTCAACAAAGCTTTTTGCTCTACCAGGTATATGAAATCCATCTGTTTGTTTACCATTCTTTAATAAAAAAACTATCTCAAATGCATACACCTCATCCCTAAGATAGCTTCTTAAGTTTGTAGCATTAAGCTCATCTGAATAATCCTCCGTATCTGGTATTCTGTAAGTTTCCCATTGTAATATTATTCCATTAGCAATCTGTTGATAGTTTATTCTATCTATAGATGTAAGATTGTCCCAAACAAGAATATCTTGTACAGCTGTAAGATCTTGAGCTATATCATAATAAGGAAACTTTTCAAATATATCACTTGTACTAAGTCTTATTTGAGTTTGATTCTGACCAGTATATGTAATTTTTTTACTTGATTTATCAATAAAATATGTACCAACTAGTTCTACAGAAGTGATGGCATTCACTGTTTTAATTACAGCTATATTGAAATATTGAAAGTATCCAGTGATATCTATATTATTAATACTTAATACAATAGACTTACCCACCTCATAATTAAAATCAGGTGTAGTTAGTTTTGTATTAGTAATAGGTGTAGGATTTGTAACAGAATAATAAGATGTATATCCATCTCCTATTGAATCACAATACTGAATAGCAAATTGATATGTACCAGCTGTAAGAGCTCCACCTGTTGTAATATCTGTTATTTCTAATTGAGGAATATCAAAAGTTGGTTGTATTTTTATTTTATTACAATCAACCTCAGGTATTGTCTCATTAGCACAAACATCTGTTCCAGGTTTTATTTTATAAGGAAGGTTAGTAAGATCTAAATATCTTCTAGGATTAAGACCATCTGTCCAATAAACTTCTGTTGTACAATTTGTAATCTTATGTACAATCTTATGTATAGGATATTGAATACTAAAGTTTAAACAAGGAGCACTAATATACGTATTATAAATACAATTATTATTATCCATATATCCAATCTCTGATTGTTGTGTATCAGGGTTTGTTATAAAGAATATATGCTTATTTTGTTCAGCAATAAAGTGTTCTCCAATTAATTGATATCCTTGTGGAAACTGTAAACAAAATTCATTACCAGGTTCATTCTGATAGTTAATAGAACTTGCATCAAAGTTTTCAACAGCAGCATTTAATGCATACGTAAGAGCACCCTTAGGAATCTGATTTATGGAATTATCCATATTCATTCCTGTAGTACCTTGATTATACTCAGTCTTAATATTGCCTTGATTAGTTGTTTCTTCTCCAGCCATATCTATTTATTCTGTTTGGTAATTCGTACATGTTGTTTCTATTCAAATCATTCTTTATTCTTCTCTGCTTCTCCCAAGGTGTTTGCTTCTTAATTTCAATATCAGCCATGATGAATGCTTCTTCAGAAAGTTGTTTATAATAAACAAGCTTCTGTTGTAACTGTTGAAAGGTTTCATCATTAGTTTGATTTGTAAGAGTTTCAAATATTTTATATTTAATAAATGCCTCAATATACTCCCTAATACGATAGTTATCTGGAATCATTTGATTACCTGTATCATCATATTCTATAGCATAGAATATTAGTCTTACTACAGCATTTCTAAAGTTTGTTACAAACTTATTATCTCTTATGTCAAAACTATCAACAGAAGAACCACCAGGTGTAGAAGATCCATTAGGTGTTCCTGCATGTCCATAGAATTCCCAGTTATCATTATAACTAACATCACAGTTATGTCTTGCAGATATATTTCCTGGTTTAAGAAGATATGAGTTGGAATAAGATCTTGCCATCTCATTATTTGTTTTATATACAGATTGTATTAATTCAGGCATACATACACCATTACATCCTGGATTTGAACAAGAAGGATTTGTACATGAGTTACCACCTATTGTTAGTGGAGAAACTTGTATAGTTGATTGTGTAGCAGTTTGAGAATAGAATGAATTAGCTGTCTGATATGGGTATTGAGGAATCTCAGCACACATCCAAGCTTCTCTTACAGCAAAGAAGTTATCTGGAAGTCTAGCTTGAAAGTCTTCTATATGTAATAGTTGTTCAGAAATAACATATGTAGTTCTACCTAGTTTCCTTAAGCATTTATCTGTATATGTAGGAAACATAAGATCATCTACAGCACCTGTATCAAAATAGCTTTTAAGCTCTTCCTTTACAGTTGAATAGACAATCTCTGGAGAGGTGAAGTTGTATTTGTAATAGTATGACATGTTATTTTATTTTTTCCATTCCCTGTAGAGATGTTGATACTTCTCATCAGTTTTAATGTAGTGTGATAGTAATCTTGATGTAGTGCGTGATGGTTTGAAATACCAGAGAGCAATATTTCTTATTCTTGCTGTTTCTTTAAACCAATGCCAACCAAAAAAGAATCCTTCTGTGTGGTAGTTAAAGTTGTATATAATCTTACCTTTTTCTTTTGTTTTCTTCCAATCTACAGGAAGATTTACAAACTCATCATTAAGTCCTTTCTTCTTTCTTCGCTTCTTCTTATTAATAGAAAACTCCCCAAATCCAAAAGGGAGCTTAGCTTTTTCACCTGTCTCTAGTATATAGTTTTTGAAAGCATCATTGAATGAATAGAGAATATTTCTCCACTCATCATATGTAAGTTTTATAGATGGGTGCTTCTTACAGAACAGTTTGTAGTTTTCTTTACTTGCAGATCTCCAATCAATTGCAATTCTCATTATTTTCCATTTGGTGCATTTGCTGCTTGACCATCTATATCATCAGCAGTCATGTCTGTTTTAATTCTAAAATATGTAGATAGAAGCTTTTGAGATGTTAATTCTAACACTTGTTTTTCTAAATATCCAGGACAAGGAAATTCCTTATCTAAAGGATTGATACAATAGTCTTCATCTGTAACTTGTGAGTTTCCACAGTTACAGTTAGAATATAAAACATCATTAGGAATATCTTCTTCAAAGAATGCAGACACTCTCACTGATTCTAATAATGGATTTGTAACATATATATAATCATTCAGTACCCAGAAGTAAGATTCATTCTTAATTATAGGAAGCTTTAATAAGTTCATATATCTGTTAACTGTAATCTCTTTGAACTTCTTACCCTTTCCACCCATTGCATTAATAGAATAAACACCCTGTATAACATATTGATAATTACCTTCTGCTATACGTGGAATTTTATATTTACTTCTAGCTATTGAACATTCATCTACATAATCACAACATTCTGATAATGGAACTTGTACCATCTCTAAACATGGAAGAGTGGTAAATAATGTTCCTGTAGCCCAGAGTTTTCTTAGATTTGTTTCTCTCTTAACTAAGAAGTTTGTATTGTTTCTAATCTCAGATGCAATTACACGATCAGTTATCAAGTTATCACTTGACAATAATTTGTGCATTGAACGCACATCTGAAACTAATTTTCTTAATGTTGACATAGTTTATATTCTTGATTCGAATTCTCCTATCTTTCCAAGAGTAGGATGGTATATGAGCACAAGACCAGCTCTTATTGAATGAACAAAATTATGATCAGCATGCCATCTATCAGTACCTGAAAGAGAAGGCATTTGTTGTATTCTCACTCCTTTCACCTCTTTAGCCATATAGTGATGTTTATCACCTGTATGAACCTCTCTATATTTAGCAGCACCAAAATCAAATCCATCTTTACCTGTAGCAAATAATAAAGGAAGATCATCTATCTTACAGTTACCATGATGATAACCTATGAATGTATTTCCAAGAACAACAGATTTAGTTGTTGAATGTTCTCTCTGGAAACTAACATCTGTTACACCTTTAAAGTAAACCTCAAGAGCATGTGCTAAGTAGAAAGACTTAGTGCGATCATGATTACCCTGTACTAATACAACTTCTACATGATTACTTATCAATCTTAGATATTCAATAGCAGTTACTAAAAGATCAAACCCTATTTCATATTCATTATCATATCCAGTGAGCACATCTTGTGGTGTGCCATTTGTAGTTTGGTTCTGGTAGTTATCTGTGTGGAAGAAGTCATTTGATATAGGAAACACTACAGTGTCTATATTATATGAGTTTCTCACCTTCTCTACAAGATCATGAAGAGTCTTAAGATATTGTATCTTCTTATCTTCTATTGTTTCTCCTTCTAGTGTTTTCTTAGCTAAATGGAAGTCAGATATAGAAACCTCAACATTCACTTCCTCATATCCTCTTTCTTCATCATTATTACTTACAGTTAATACCTTTGGTTCATATGTCTCAAGAAACTTAGAAAAGTCTTCAGCTGTATAATCCTTTGGTTGTTTGAGAGTTGCAAACACTGAACTAGTAAATTTACCGTTTGACTTTTGTTTAGTCCAGTAGTTTGATATCTTATATTTATCTAAATTGATCTTATGTAGTCTAGCTAACTCAAGATCATCTTTAGGTTCAAAGTTTGTTTCAATTGTAGATTCTAATGTTCCTTTCTCATTGTTCACTTTTACAACCATCTCCTCTAGAACACTAACATAATGTGCAACTTCTGCATCATCTCTCACTCTTTCTTTGTTTCTTAGTTCTTTTAATAATTCATCAATCACCTCTTCTGTCACTCCTAGCTTTTCTGCATAAACTTTTTTGCTCTTTTTCCAGTGGAGCATTTGTTCAAGTTGTTCTAATAAGCTTTGATTTACTGACATATGTAGTTTTTATTGGTTAAAATTAGCCTAAAGGTAAGAAGATATTTAATAATTACCAAATCTTTTTAACTAATTTAATTATATAGATTAACCAAACTGATTATAAAATAAAACTCCCAGGGTAGAAACCCCAGGAGAACTTCCTGAAAAACCAACAAATCAGGATTTTTGTATAATTTATATCTATGAAATAGCACCACAAACTGTGACACAACTAACACTTTCTGAAGTGGCATTTAATATTGCACCAGTATTAGCAGAACCACTATTACCAGTTATTAAATATGCTGAATCATATGGTGGATCAACTGTAGTGTACCATTTACCAATAGTTAATGCAGAAGAACTTCTTACATATATATTACCTGGTCTACTAGTTCCACAAGCAGCACAATCTGTTAATGTTGCAATATAGTAGAAAGCAGGAGTTGTTCCTGATACATTTATGTCTATTTGATTCTTACATTGTCCTTGAGATTGTACTCTTATTACAGTAGTGGCAGGATCTACCTCCACTGGATATCCAGCTAGAAGATCAGACTTACTAACATTTGTTGGAGGTATAGGTATGGAATAATTTACATTTGAATATATGTTGAATGGTCCTACATCAGTACCAGCAACTGTTAATTGTACTAAAACTGTCATATCTATTTGGTTTAAAGGTTAAAGTTTGTTGTTAAAGATTGTATAGGTTGAGCTGTCCCATGTACATAATTAGTTAAATCATTAATGAATTGTACATTATAAGGACTTGATATGTTTATAGAATAAACTGATTTTATAGCTTGATTATATTGATTATTTGCTATTATATAAATACCATTATTATATTCAAACATACCACAAGGATTCTTTATTCCCTGGGATGAAAGATTAATATCTAGCTCTAGAGCTCCATCTGGAAAAGCATATTGTGAAATATAGAAAGTTGTAACATTATTACTCACTGTCTTATTTAAAAGAATCATCTTTTGATCATCTACAACATTTGTTATAAAAAAATCACCCACTATTCTTCTGTTAGGTTCAATATCAAACACTTCATACCTTACAGAATCTGCATCATTTATATTTAAAACAATTAATTTAACAGGATCTGTTGATTCATCAAATGTATATATTAAACTATTATTCATTGTGAATATAGCATTTGGAAGAACTGATAGATTATTAGGATAACGTATTTCTCTATTAAAAGATGCTGAAAATGGATTTAGTGTAATAGATGTTTCATATATCTTAGATCGATTATATAGATGTATAACATTTGGTAGACCTTCTCCTGAACTTAAAGCTGTTCCTATTTCAGGAGAACATACATAGTTTACGAATTCTAATAATGTAGAAATTCTTGTTAATGGATTGTAATGATAAATTTTTGAAGGAGCAATACTATTATCATTCATTAATATATAATCATTAGGAAGAGCTATTGTAGTGGTGGTAGTTGTAGTTGATGTACTAGTAGAAGTGGAAGTGGAAGAGGTACTAGTTGTAGTGGTTGGTCTTATACAAGAGCTAAGATAAGTTATAAATTCATCATTGAATGTTGGATTGTTAGTCAACTCATTAAGAATCATATCTGTTATATTCTCATCAGTTAAAACTGCATCTATATGTTCTAATGCTAATGTAACATTTTGACCATCAAGTAGTGGTATACATGATAGTGCTTCTCCTATGTAAGAAACAAAATCTGTGTGTGTTTTTATATTACTATTACAATGTGACATCTAATTACTTAAGTTTGAGTTCCAAATAAGCTCAATAAAATTATTTCTAAAAGCACTGTCTGTATTCAATCTAATTATAAATTTATTAACCAAGTTTGCTGGAGATAATATACTGTCTATCTTTTGTATTATTAAAGAAAGATCATTACATGTATTTACATTTATATTAGAAAGATCTTCTCCAATGTATATTATATCATTTGTATTCATGTGTCAAATATTAATTTATCTGTTTGTTGTAGTGCTTGTAGTTGTAGGAGCAGGAGCAACTATTACAGTGATAGTATCTGTAGCAGAACAATCAAATCCACTATTATCAGTTCCTATCACTCTATACACCCATGTACCTGCATCTGTAGGAGTGATAGTTTCAGGAGTGTTTGCTATCATTGGTAATCTTCCAACAATTCCATTTCCTTCTATATTAAAATCATATGTATTATATGTTTGATTTACATATGCAACTGTTGCATTAAATGATTCACCAAGTGTAATATTATAAGTGTTAGCTAATAATGAGATTTGATCAGGCTGTATTATAGTAACATCAATTCGTACTTTTGGTCCTTCACATCCACGAAAGAAAACTTCTGATACAAACAATACAAAAATAGTTATACCATTTTCCCCTACTGCTGTATTATATCTATTACTTGTACCTTCCTGTAAAAGATTAAGATCTGCATCATACCATCTAAATGTTGGTGTTATACTTCCAGAATTAGAACTTACTTCTGCAGAAGGATATCCATATCCACATTGTTGGTTATTGTTATTTACAGATACTGCTTGAGGAACATCATTATTTACAAACACTGTACCACTTTGTATAGCTGAACAAGTATCATCATTCAATGTTGCTGTAAGAACAAATTCATTATCTGCAATTATAGATCTTGTAATAGTGTGACTAGGACCTGTTAAATATGTATTTCCAAATACATCATGCCAAGAATAACCACTTGATGGTACACCTGGAGCATATGCATTTAATTGTATTGTAACATTATTTCCATCATTACATGCTTCAATTGGTGTAACACTAAAAGTTTCTATTACAGTATATAACTTAGTTTGTATAGTTATATTTGCATATGTTCTACATTTGATATAAAATGGTTCTTGGCTATCTGGAGCTAGAGCTAGTAATGTGTATGTATAAGTTCCAGGAATTGTAGGAGTGATGGTTGGATTTCTTAATGTACTACCTGTTGGCATACCACTACCTATAGCAGGAGAGGCTGTCCATTGATATGTTACATATGGATCTGTTGTAACAGGAGTGTAGTTTAATTCAAAAGACTGTCCTAAACATGATACATCTCTTGTACTAGTGAGTGCTATCTCTGGAGATGGTGTTACTGTTGCTACTACAAGTGTTCTTAAAGTACTTTCACATCCTTTACTATTTACAACAGATACATAAAAGTAAGTGGTTTCTGTTATAACATAATTTACTAAAAGAGCAGTGTGTTCATTTGGTATGTATTCTCCACCTGTTTCAGTTAAATACCAATTATAAGTAGGACCATAAGGAAGAAGAAAACATGTAGGAACATTAGGTCCACATTGTATAGATCCATAACCAGTTGATGTATTAATAGGAGGTTTACAAGGAACTTTAAAAAATTCATTACACATTAAACTTCCTGAATTTCCTATACAATCAAATCTTTCTGTATTATCAGGAAAGCAATCATGTGAACAATCTTCGTTATTTAAATTATTTGGAGTTTCTATACAAATTGGAATATTATCTTGTAATGCAGTGATGAATAATGACGTAACACCAGCAGGACAAATTGCTGAGTTTATAGAACTAAGAACAGATGTTAGAGATGCATTAGTTGAAACATTAATGTTTGCTAATGCAGGTCCATTATAGACAACATCATCAGATGTCACTTCTACACTTTTACATATATCTATTCCACAATTTGTCATTTGTATTAGTTAGTTTTAAATTATAATTTAACTTTTACAACATCTTCATCTCTCCATAAAGTTCCTGGAGTAAGACCTGTTGGTGATGTTGGTAGATTTCTAAATATATTCTTTTCAGCATTAAATATATTTGTATCTTTTGTTCCAAAACCAGCATCACTAATATCTCCTTGAACTATACCATAAGACTTTGTAATTGTTCCTTTTCCTGGAGTTCCATTAACATATCTTTGTAAGCTTTCAATCCATAAACCTATACAATTACTTATTGTTCCATAATATGCAGGAACAATAGGGTTTCCACTAACAGCTGAAGGAACTGATGGAGAAGTTGCTCTAAATGCAACATATGTAGTTAAATTAGTAGGAGTGGTTGATATATAATCATATTTTAAAACAGGAATAGTAGAAATAGTTGTTCCCCAACTAGCTGGTGTAGTTCCTGTTGCTACAAAATAAGTTCCTTGATTATTGTTAGGTGCTCCTACATTTGTAAAGTTCATTCCTGATGAAACTCTATTTATAGTGTAACCTTGTCCAATTATTAATACACCACTACTGATTCCTAAAGTTTCAGGTTCTCTTTGAAAAATACCATTTGCAACAACTCCACATAATGTACCAGTTATACTAGCAGCTGGAGCAAAATAAACACCACCACTAACTCCAGCCATATAACCATATTGAAAGTCTACATTTTGTGTAACTCTAGTTCCAGATAATGCAGCACCTCCAGAAAGTCCATTCATTGAATTAATATTAGCAATAAGTGGTTCTATTGTATTTAATAAATATACTTCACTACCTGTAGTTCCATAACCACTACCAGCTATATTTCTTGGATCAATTGCATTATATACAAATAATTTTTGACGTGTATTATCAGTACGATTGAAACCATATTGATCATATCCAATAGCAACACAGTTACCAAAATAAGTATCACCTGCAAACTCATTATGATCAAGTGAACCTTTTTGTTGAATACCATAAGAGTAAGTAGTATTTGTATTAATAACAGTGTTTGTTCTTTGATTATCAATTCTCAATCCTACTAATTCAGAAATAGTTCCAGTGTAAGGGGAGTTAGCATCTGATACAGGAGGCATGATTCTATTATTAATAAAAATATCAATACTTGAATTATAAATAAAATAACCTTGTGATGCTGTTGCAGATATATTTCCATAAGATGTTACTTTTGAACCATCATGTGCTCCAAAAATAAAACGGTTAAATCCAGCTGTATAATAAGCCTCTGATGATGAACTTGCTTCTATAGAAGTTTTTGCAGGATAAAAATTAAATAAATTTGATCCACCAGCTAGTGATAAAGAACTAGATAGATTTCCTTGAGTTACATCTTGATACAAACTAAAACTAGTAAAAGTTGCACTAAGTCCTGAAGAAGAAATTGGAAATCTTGTCTCTATTTTTTTATCAAAAGTTAAATTTTTGCCAGCAATATCTATTTTTGTATCTTCCAATAGTGTTCCACCTAAGTAAACTGCACTACTTCCTGTAGCACTTAACTTTAATCCATTATCTGCAGATATTTCTGATCCTAATGTTTTTGGAATAAGATTTGTATCTTCTATACCATCTCTATACCAATATTCTGTAAATGTTCCACCAGTTAGTTTTATTCCTACAGTGAGACCTATATGTCTTTGTGGTTTAAGAATAGCACCATTAGCTAATTCTTTTGTTTCATAGTAACCAGTTGCTCCAAGTATATTAACACCATATCTATTATCTAAAGGTTTACTAGATATAGTGTTAATGTTGTCATTTAAATTTATTGCCATTATGTTAGGTTTTATTTATTAAGTGTATGATATAATTCTCCAGTCTGTTCCAGTATAGTATTCAAATCTATTGTCTTGAGTGTTATAAAATAATTCACCCTGTTGTGCATCTGAAGGTCTACCAGCAGTTCCATAATACTGTGCCACTCTAATACCTCTTCTAGAACCTCTTTGATCTATCTGTGTATTAACATTCATTGATTTACCATTCACCTCTACCAAACCCTGATCAGGTCTTCCATCAACAGTTCCTTCAGTTGCAATAACAGAAGCATATTTATCACTTGGTGATACATAAGGATAAACTCCTTGAACAATAGAACCACTTGTCCATACTGCTGGTGAAACTCCATTTGATGTAAATGCCCATCCTGTTTGGTTAGAACTACCTTGTAAAGTTGTTCCTATACCATTACCAAAATTATCTCCACCTAATTTACTTACTAATTTATATCTATTACCATTATCTAGTAAATTACGTCCAGTGTATATCTCAGTTTGGTCATAATAGTTAGCAATAACAGAACCATTTGTCCACGTTGTTGCTGTATATGTTCCAGTTCCTGCCACTTTAAATACCCATCCTTCTTCACCAGCTGTTCCTGCTATTAATGAATAATTAGGGATTAAAGGAATATTAGCAAAGCTATCTGTGGAATATTGTTTTTTAGACTTTAATATATAAACTTTATTATCTCCTTTAGTAAGAGTATATTTATTATTATAAGTTTGAATCCATAAATGATCACCAACTCTTTCATCATAGTAGTGAGCTAACTGAGAACCAGTTGTATTTGTTAATACAGTATTTTCAAAAATTTGAAAAGATTGAACATCAGTAGGTAACCATGTATTTGCAGCTTTATATCTTTCATAAGCTTTATATGCACTACTAGTGTAATTTGTTGTAAATAATTCACTAGATGGTTTAGTTATAGTAAAATTACTAAGACTTCCAGCTCCATCTATAGTATCAGGAGAGTCTCTTAGTACACTTGTGATATAGTTTTGGTTAAAGTCATACTCAGCTACTTTTACACCACTAGCAGTAGTAGAATATAAAACATTACTATCAACAACATTTAAACTATTATTTATATATGTAGGCCCTTCAAATATATTTGTATCAGGAGAACCAGCCTGTACAATCCCATATGTTTTACTTATAGGAAAAGCTATTGTATCTTGTGAATCTATGTATATACCTGCAGCTTGTGTTAAAGTTCCTCTAAAGTCAATATCTTTTATAGGAGATGTCACTCTTATTCCAATTAATCTATTAATTGTACCAAATCCTGTAAAATTACTTGATGTAGTTAATGAAGTGAGAGCACTATTATAATCTAATATATCTACATTTGCATTACCAATAGTATTATTTGCACTACTACCTATATAATCCATATTACTAATAAGACCAGCATGATATGATGTAGGATCAAATAACTGTGTAGTGGGATTTTTTGGTGCTTCTAATTCGAAAGAATATTTAGAAACCAGTCCTGCAAAATTAGTATTAGCATTTGTATCACCACCAGTTACAAATCGAACTTTTGCTAAAGTTCCAACATTAAATTTATTTGCAGAAGTAGCTATTGCACCATTATTTAATAAAGTTAAAAGATGATTGTTGTCATTATTAGTTATTGTAGTGGAGGCTTCTGTTAATACTCCACCTAATTTTATATCATTTGTTCCACTCAATCCATTACTACCTGTTGCTGTAGTAACTATATCTGTTATATCTGTTTTAGTTAATTGATTACTTTCACCAATAGAAACTACATATGTAGGTGTTTCATTAACAACAAGTCCAGCTATAGTGAGTGTATTTGTTGCATTGGTTGTAATAGTTCTTGCTGAAGTAAGTGTTCCTCCAAGTTTTATATTACTACCTGTTGATTTAGTAACACCATCATCAGCTGTAATACCTGATGCTGTGATATATGCATTACTATCTAAACTACCATCTCCTTTTACAAATTGACTAGAGGTTCCTGATATATATGATATTGCGCCAGATGCAGATTTAACTATTCCACTTCCTAATAGAGGTGCTTGATATGCTGTAGATACAGATATAATTCCATCAGTAGTAACATTTACACCTGATCCAATTTTTACACCACCTAATACAACTGATGTAGCTACAGGTACTGTAGTAGATATATTCCATGTTCTATCAGTAGAAAGATCTTGTTTAGTTCCATTTATTGTAATATTTCTAGCAGTTGGAGTGTATTCAGTACTATCATAAGATATAGTTGTACCACTTGCCTTTACAAATCCTGTACCATTAAGCTGAGTTTGTCCTCCTAATCCTGATAGAGTGTATGTAGGGACATTTAACACTCCTGATGTTAATGTACTTGATCCATTATTTCCTGTTACAGTGAGAGATGTAAACAGTGCACTTTGAGGAGTTGGTATATTTAATACATTATTTACTAAAGTGGCTACTCCTGAACCTGTAGTTGTTAGACTTGTTATACGATTATTATAAGCTGTATTCCAATTATTAGCTGAAGTTATTCTATCATCTGCTAGTTTACCATTCCATGTAAGAGTATGAGAGGTTCCTGAGGATACCATTTGAACATTGGTATCACTAACAAAAGATTGTGTTGTTCCAGTTAATCCACCTAATGATACTATAGCAGAAGTTAAATATGCAGTAGCATCTGTTGACCAAGTTCCACTTGTATATCTTAATAATCCATTAGCAGGTGTTGTTACATAATAAGGAACTTTTGTAATGTCTATAGCAACACTACCAGATGTAGTGAATGTTGTAAAGCTCATACCTGTTCCTGCAGCTACACTTGTCACTGTACCACCACCACCAGTTATAGCTTGTGTACTAAGTACACCATCAGAATTTACAGTGACCATTTTTACAATTCCTCCTGTTGCTAATCTAGGAAGAATAGTGCTAGTACCATCATCTTTAAATCTAACATTACCATCACCATCTGCTAGTAATATCCAATTATTTGTACCACTAGGAAAAGTTGTAGATATTATATTACTACCTATTATTGTATTTTTATTACCAGTGGTAAATGAAGTACCTGTATTATACCCTATAAATATATTTGAATCACCAGATATTATATCAAAACCTGTAGAACTACCTAATATTGTATTATAACTACCTGTTCCTCTTCTAAATGCTGAACGTCCAATAACAGTATTATCACTTCCAGTAACAATACCATTACCAGAATTATATCCTACTGCAGTATTATTATTTCCAGTTGTATTACTATATAGTGCTCTTGATCCTATAGCAGAGTTAAGTTGACCAGATGTATTACTAAAATTTGCAAAAGGTCCTACACTAATATTATAAGTACCAGTTATATTATTTTGAAGTGCACTAGTTCCAATAGCTATATTATTATAACCTGTAGTATTTTTATAAAGAGCATATGAACCAAGAGCTGTATTATTATAACCACTTGAGTTTGCTGCTAAAGTACCAGGACCAACACCTGTATTATATTTTCCACTAACACTATCAGTATTAGTAGAAAAAATATTATATTTACCAGTATTATTACCTATAAATAAATTATCTGAATAATTATTTCTTATTTCTGTTATTATAGTTTCACTACTATCAAGTAATTTAGTTGAAGGTATACTTGGAGTAATTATTTGTTTTACACTAATAATAATAGTACCAGCAAAATTATTTGTTGGTGTAATAACAAGTCCAGCAGTTGAATCAGTTACTTTTGGAGTAAAAGTATTTGATTTATAATGATCAATTTGAGAAGTATAGTCTACAGATCTGTAAGTTTCTCCACCAAATGTAAGTTGAAATGAACCAGCTGTTCTAGTTACAGTGAAAGATATATAATAGTATTCTCCGGCAGTTGGAAGAAAAGAATTAGTTAATGGTAGTACAGGTCCTGCTGCATGAACCCATCCACTATCAAAGTTACCTGTCCATCCAGCAGAATTCCATCCTGTTGCTACTAATTCAACTCCAAGAGTTGGTGTATCAGATTGAATGCTACCTTTAAAACTTTTTAAACCAGCAATAGTTTGAGCTGCTGTTGTAAGTATTCCAGGATTACTACCATCAGCTGGACTTAATTGTAAACTGTTTCCAGATATAGTAGCAGCTTTAGAATCAGAAGTTGTATTGACATTTCCCATTGCTAATGTCTGTCCTGTTGCATTTTTTTCTACTAAATCAGCTTCAACATTTATATCATCTTTAAACCAATATTCTTTAACACCATTTCCATCAGCTATAGCAACTGTAAGACCTTTATATCTAAGACCTATTGCTACATTATCGATAACATCTTTTTTATTAATATAAGGAACTGTACCATTAAAGTATTTAGAATCTAATGGTATTTGTTGACCAACTATTATATTATCTGATAATTGTATTGACATATATTATGAATTTCTCAATTGGATTTCAGTATTAGTATTTGTAAGAATTGGACTTATATGTATTGTATAATCTATATTTGTCCAATATGATTCATGAGAACTACAAGATAAATCAGTTCCTGAATCAAAAGGAGAAGTCTTACTTGTTAAAAGTCCTTTATCAAGTTCAGTTACATAATAGAATGTTTTTTTTGTAGATGTAGCAGGATAGGCTACAGACATATATTGACCATTTGGTGCATAAGGAATTTTTAATGTTCCTGTAGAATCTTTTACTACTTTTGTAGCTGTTCCATCATTTATAGCTTCTTGCATGTCAGCAGCAGTTATTTTTGAATCCCTTTTATAATAGTAATATGGATAGAGTCCTGTAAAAGAAGTGGATTGTGAAGCTGATGTTCCTGCAGGATATGGACTATCATAATCAGCACCTTTACTATCTTTAGGTTGAGGTCCTACTAAATAGGTGACTGTTCCACTAAATGTATTTGAACCATTTAGTACTTCATAATTAGATTTAGTTAATGTATTTTGTTGTTGTTGTGTTCCAGTTATTGTATAATAAGAAAGATTTCCTGTTCTATAGTTTTGAAGTGCAGTAGGATTCCAAATATCATTTACTAATTTTCCTTCAATCTTACCTTTATTAAATGCAAAAGTTAATACAAAAGATATTCTTGATCCTACTTCTGATGGATTAGTAGCATCATTACTTAAATCAAATGATGGAGGTATAAATGTAGGAGTGAATGTTGTTAATAATAACTTTTCTACAAAATCTTGTAATGTTGTTCCTTTAGCTATTGTTTGTTGTGCCTTTATTGCACCAACTTGTAAATTTGACTTTATATCTAAAGTGGTAGCTCCACTATTAAGACTACCAATATATTCAGTTAAAGCACTTACAGAAGGATAGTTAGTAGTATTATTAGGATCATCAGTTATTTGTTCTTTACTGGTAACTTTATTAAGTACATTTTCTGGAGTGAATCCTAAGCCTACATCTAGAATATCCCATTTAGTATCATCTTGTCCTGGAGTATTATCAATAGCTCTTACACTAGAACCTACAGCAACAGGTGTTCCACCAAGAGTACCTGCTACACTAATAAAAAAAATATCTCCTTTTAATATAGCACCAGCTTCTCCACTTCCACGAACATTAGGATAGATATTTCCAGATGCATCCCAATTACCTCTATCATTTAATAACCCAACCACTAAACCATCAGCATAAGTTTTTGTTGCTTTTACAGAGGGATATTTAGTATCACTTGTAGCAGTATTTGCAGCATCAGTAACTATATTAGTAGAAAGATTACTAGTGATCTGTACTACAGCAGTATCTATTGAAATTGAAGGGGCTTGAGGAGTAGTATTACTTACACTAATACCATTGCCTTGTGAAATACTTGTAATACCATTATTGCTATTACTTTTTTTCTTAACAAGGGTATCAACATTAGTTTCATACCAATATTCAACAACAGAACTACCTTCTATTACACCCACTGTAAGACCAATATATTTTTCTGTTGTAGGAATAGAAGAATTAGCTACTACATCAGAAGTATATGGACCATACCTATTATCAAGTGGTTTAGGAGATATGGTTCTAATATTATCGTTAAAATTTATTGCCATAAATTATTGTGGAGAAACTTCGTTTCTAAATTCAAAAGTTGCATCATTAGCTGCAAAGGTAGCAAAAAGTGAAGTGTATATTTTGTATTTAACACCAGTCCAATATGGATTAGGATTACTATGTAAAAGTTTATCTTCAATTCTGTTAAAAGTTTTACCTGGTCCTATTCCACCTCGATTACTAGTAGTTACATACCATGATTGTTTAGCATCACATACATCAGGATGAGCAAACCATAAATATTTAGAAGTTGTATTACCAAAGTTAATTTTAATAGTATTTGCTGATGATTCTAAAACTTTTTTACAAAGAGTTCCATTATTTACATTATAATTATTTATAAGAGTTGCAATTTCTTCAGAAGTAGGAGGTGTAGCTGAATCAGGATTATTTGTAGAAATTCCCCAGAAATATGGATAGATACCTGTTATTGTTTTTGCATCACTATCAAGTGTAAAGTCTGTAGATTGTTCTTGTGGAGCATTTGTTTTTCTTACATCAAAAGCTGTAGGATCTGGTTCATTCTTACTTGTTTTTTTCTTTAATCCTCTACCGTATGTTCCATAAACTTTATAATAATAAGTGACATCTGTTCCACTTGTGACTGGTTCTATTGTAAGAGCTTGAGTGAAAGCACTAGTTGGTGCATAAGTGTAGTTTTTACTATTTGGATCATCAAATCCAAATTGTGATCCAAATACAGCTCCTTCTGTACCTTGTAAATTTGTATATAGTATTTGTTGTGCATAAGTTCCACTATCATACTTTTTTCTAGAAACACGAAGTGCTTGAAATGCACCAGCATCCCATCTATATCCTGTAGGTGTAAATGAAATATTTTGTACAGTTCCAATCTCAACAGGACTAGCTGGTAAAGAACCTACTATAAGTATTTCAGGAATTTTATAAGTGGGAAGTTGTAAAGGGAATAATATTATATCTAATACTTCAACTAAATTTTTTGTTTTCCAAAAACTTGCTTCTTTAGGAGCTGCTCCACCAACTTGTACAGATGTAACAGTATCTGTAACCAATGTATTATAAAGTGTTGATAGAGTGTCATGACCTGTATTTATAGTAAGTCCTACATTATCAGCTACATTTATTTGAGGAGATAAAACTGATGTTGATGAATATTTTATAACACCATTACTATCTCTTGTTAATATAAATGTAGGAGTTGTTTCTGATTGTAATCCAGCAAGTGTAAGAGTGTTTGTTGCATCTGTGGTGATTGTTGTTGGTGTTATTAATGGACCACCAAGAGTTATTGTATTTGTGTAAAGATCTTTTGCAAGACCATTATTTGCATCAACAGTGAATGCAGGATTATTACAAACTATATTATCAAGTTTTTGTATAGCTAAACATAAACTATCATCATTTTGAATACCTGAACATGCAAGATTTGGTCCTATATATTTAACTGTTTCACAGCTTATAACATTAGAACCTTCACAACCTGTTGTATTTGGATCTATGTAAAAAGCTGATTGTATATTATAACAAGGGTTACAAGAAGAACATGACATAGTATATTAATTTTATTGAGTTGTGGTTGTTGTTGTTGTGGTTATGCATTTTTTATTTACATAACAACTTTTTGGATAGTAGACAGTTATTGTCTCACATTTATAATTAGAATTACGCATTTGGAATATACATTATGTAGTAACAACCAATTCCTGGTTGATAGTTATTATGAGGTTGATTTCCACCTTGTGTTGCAACATTTACACTTACACTAACAACAGTATCTGATGTATTTTGTTTACTGTAAGCAGTAATATTACCACCAGTACCCCAACCTCTATTTAGATAAGGATCTCCACCTCCATAGAAACTATATAAACTTTCACTACCTTGTATATGATGGTGAGGTTGAGCTGTTGCAGTAGTTCCTGGATGAGTGTGAGAAGGCAAGTTATCAACTACTAATGACACCTTATTAGCTCCTTGTAGTGATCCTTTTACATAAGTGGGATTACCTGATGTTGCAGGATCAACAGCTGGATAGTAATTATAAGCTCCCATAGAGCCATCTGTAGCACCTACAGCAACAACACCTCTTCTATCTGGTGTTCCATTCTGACCATTACATAAATACACTTGTTCCCAAACTCCTGTTCCTATACCTGTTCCACCAAATCCTGCAAGATTTCCATAATATTCATAAGCAACATATGGAACCATTTTTAAATAGTTCTTATTCTCTGGTGTTTGTGAAGATAGGTATATAGCAATTAATTCATTAAGATTTTCTGTCTTTACATAGTTTGTTTCAAGATCATATCCAAGAGCTGCAACATCTGTAATTAATTGACAAACTTTATCAACTAATGCCATCACTACATCTTTAATTGTAGGATTTTCTGGAAGAATTAAACACATTGTATCACAACATCCAGATGTGCAATAGTTATTTAAAGATTCTACTGTTGTTGCTAATGTAGTCACTTGTGTTTGAAGATCGCATGATGCATCTTTTAATGCTTTGAAAAGATCAAGTGCTGTGATGTTGTTTACATTAGGAAGATATTTAGAAACTATCTCACAAAGTTCACTTGGTGAAATAGCTAATTTAATACCTGTAGCATCTAAAGTGGATTGTAAATAAGTAGAAAGTTGTTGTTCTACATGTAATAATGTATCTCCATTACTTATTCCCAGAGATGGAATATCTACTCCAGTGTATCTTACACATTTATCAGAAACTGTTTGTGCACAGCCATTATAACAATTTGTACAGCTCATTTATTTGAATTTTAAAAGTTTAACCCTACTAGCTATCATTTCTACACTATAAGAACATAAATATTCTTCATTACATAATCTATATGTTAATATTCTTTTGTAATTTAATAGATCATTTATTGCTACACTATTTATTGATTTGTTTAATGCAAACGCAATATTATTATATAAATTGTTAGACAATTCATAAAGCTTATCATCAATATCTGATAATAAAGCAGGAATGCTAGAACATTCTACACAATTTGTTAATCTTATTGATAACATGTTAATTATTTTTTTATACTACTGCAGGAATTACATAAACCATTGGTTAGTTGACAACCACAGCCTACATTAGTACCACAATTTGAACACTTAGCCATATTAATAAAAGTTGGTTAGATAATTATTACCAGAGCACTGACATCCATTAGCCATAAAATTACTAAGCATTTTACTTGCTTGATTGTATAATTTATTTGCTTGATTTATTGCACAGTTATTAGCAGCTGCAATTGCACCCTGTATGAAAAAGTAAATACTATTTAATTCTACCTTCTGTTGTGTCTTGATAGCAAGATCACATTCCATCATATCTAATTTCATAAATGCTTCATCAAATCTCTCTTGTAATTGCTCAACACGCATTATTGATTTTTCTACAAAGTTTGTAAATGAAGGAGTTACAGAATATCTTAAAAAATAAACACCATCAGGAAGAGGAGTGATTGGATCTCCTACAGTAGTTAGTCCAAGTGATGTTGAATTAAATATATTAAAATCATTAGGAGTAAATGGAAGAATCACCTTATCAAATCCAGGAACTGTTATCTCAATTGTAGGAACTGTTACAGGAGGATATGGAGGATATGTAGAAGCATCAGCCACACCTAATGTTCTTGAGTCATAGGTGGGAAGTACTAATATGTCTAGTTTTAAATATACCATGTTTTTTAAAATAAATATGCCAGAGGATTTTGAGATTTAATCCTCTCTCCCTCTGGCATAGGTTATATGATTTCTTTCTTTCTATTAAGGAATCGGAGTAGCAGTTGTTGTTGTAGTGCTAGTTGAATATGATGTTGTAGTAGTTGTAGTGATACAAGAATTATCACCAGTAGCAGCTCCTAAAGCAGCACTCAATATAGCATACAAATCAGTTTCTTCAGTACTACCTTTTATAACAGCAATTATTACCATTGAATCTTCATGAATGTAATCACCCCATTGGTAAGCTGATTTATCATACTCATTAAATTTAATGTAATAAGTGTTATAAATAGCAGTATCACTAGTTACCCAACTTTCAAAGTTTTGATTGTAACCAGCCATTCTATAAAGATGCTTCAAATAACCAGCTTGGTAGCTGGAGAAGTTTTTCTCTAATTGTCTAATCTCATCAGCAGTTCCATCAGGATAAGAAGAACGTTGAGTGATAGTAGAAGTAGCAACAATGTTACAATTGTCATCAACAATGAAATCAGCAGTTGTAGCAGGACCAGAATAAACAAAAGTACGGAAGTACATTCTGTCATATTCATAAGGGAATGCAGCAACGTCACTAGGAACACCATACTTATTTAATGGTTTACCAGAAATACGTAAGATTGTTCCTCCAAAATTTTCAAAATTGTAGAAAGTGCTGAAGCTAATGTTATCTGGATTATCACCAGGAGCAGCTGCAGTTAATTTTGCAATAAATTGATTAATTAAAGCATTTGTGTCAACTGTATCACATGGATCACCACCACAGTCACAACAAGGAGCTTGTACAGTTACTGAACGTGTAAAACCATTGAAGTACAATGTATCAATGTAAGAAGAGTGTGCACGTAATGTTAAAGTTACGATATCACCACATTTTACATTCCAGTTAGATACATCAGTGATTTGAACAGCAGATGTGCCACAACCAGTTACTTTGTACCATTCTGTTACATTAGTTCCAGAACCAGCATTGTTTTTACCAGAGATCTTATCAGATCTTTTGGTTCCTTGTAAATAAGTGTTACTTCTACCTTGTGCAATGTAGAAATAAGGTGCTGCAGCAATGTTACCAAAAGTAGCTACAGAATAATCATTTTTGAAGACACCTAATTTACCAGCTATTAAAGCTTGTGTAGATCCAGAACTAGCAATTCCACTGCCACTGGGAACTACGAAGAGGGTAGTTAATGAAAAATCAGACATTTTGTTTATATTTAATTGTTAAAAATCTATTCGTTTGTTTGTATTCTAAGAGCTGCACTTTGAACAGCAGATTGATTCTCTGTATACATTGCTAAGTTTTCCACTGTAAGATCTAGGAGTTCATCTTCCAGGTATGTCTCTAGTTCACAATCCTGATCAAATGATGGTTCACCATCTAGCATGATATATCCTTCTTTATTTATGTATTGAGGATATCTCATATAACTTACATATATATCACTTGGTATGAATGTACCATCTGTGAATATAGAGATTTCATCTGAGGATAAGAAGTTGAATGTTTCTTGATATTCAAAGCTTGGTTTGTAGTGTTCATTGTTTAATATAAACTGAAGATCACTATGTTTAGCCATATCTCTATTAATCCAAATCTTTCTATTCTTACATCTTCCTTTACTAGCTATTACATATGAATCTACATAGAACATATATTTAGGAGTGAGTAAATGAATGTTAGCAGCCCACTGATTTAATTCTTTGTTCTTTATCTTTAATGGTAATCTACCATTGTTGTAAGCTACTACTAAGCTCTGAAGATCTTCATATCTTTTCTTAAAAGAATCAAGTCCCATTCCAGAATTTGTACTTTGACCATCAACCTTTTGCTTTATCAGCTTAATCTGAGCTTCATTTAGAGCCAAAATCTTATCTTCTAATTGAATCTGTTGGTGATCATTAGTAGATAGTTTATTTAGTCTCTGATCAATCTTATATAATAAACTATCTACTGGTATCATATTGAGGCTAGTTTCTTAGTTTTTAATTTTTGTTCTAGTGTAATTAGTTCATCCTGATTATCATCATCAGCTAAGAACTTCACTAATTCATCTTCATCTTTAGCAACTTCAAACTCACCTTCATAAACTTTACCATTTGATTTCAAACGATATACAGAGTGATTGATAGCTTGCTTTACAAGATCTTTTATATGTAGTAAGTTTTCCTTCATATCTGCAAATCTGTTAAAAACTTCAACTGGATTTAATCCTTGGAATTTGCCATTCTTGAATTCTGTTTGTTTAAGCATATTATCAACTTGATTGTATACAGATTCTTCTTTTGTATCTTCTGTTACAGGAAGTCCTAACAATCTAGCAACTTTTTTCTTTTTCTCTGGAGTCATAGAATCAAACTTAACAATAGCTTTATTTATAAGTTGTTTCTTCTTGAATATCACTGCATTTTCAATCTCATCATCAGCTACATAGAACTGAGTTTCTGCAGAGAATTCACCTCTTTCCCAAGCTTGATAACTAGAAGCAATTGTTGGATGAACTCTCAACCAAGAAAATGCTAGTTCTTGAAAAGGGATAGAAAGATCAAAGTAGTTATCACCATCTAATAATTTAACAGCTTGTACATGCATTGTATCTTCTGTAGAAGTAGAGAGTCCATAGTTCCAGAAAGATGAACGAGGTCCTAAGTCAATATCACCTAGTGCTGATTCAAGTTTAGCTTTTAAAGCTGTAACTCTTTCTATTTCAAGTTCTTTTTCTAGAGGATCTTGTATTCTTCTAATGTACGAAGCATTAGGATCAAGTCCTGTTCTATACTGTCCATCTAATTCTTTGTAAGGATACTTGAATACACCTGTACCAGGGATCCTTGTTAAACCTTTAGTGGATAGTCCACCTTGCATTGTCTGCAATTGAGAATTGTTATACTCCTTTTTAATAGTGGAGATTTTGCCTATCTTACCCATGATGTAGTTGTTTATTTGGTTTTTTAATTAGCAGAGAAGTGAACATCGAAGTTCTAGCAATTGGGATTCCCCAATCCAAATCTCTGTAGTTTGAGAAGATTCTCCCAGCTTGGATTGCTGGGAGAAAATCATCTCGGTAGGTTAAATGATTCAGGTGCTGTTCTTTCTACGGTAAGCACAAGAATACTGTTATTAGAATTGTGGAATCTCTTCAATCAAAACTGTACGTGATAAATCCTCAATGAACACATCACAACGGTCTTTCATCCAGATCTCATATCCTGGGAATTTGTTTGCAGAACTCATACCTTGAGACTTAGCAAAACCTAAGTGGTGACGAGTACCATCAATATATCCCCAAGTCATAGAAGGAGCACCTTTCATTCTTACTTCTCTGATGTTGTTAACCATTGAACCATCACTCATTGGTGATACATCAAATACCATAAATACTGGTGTAGACTTCTTGTTCTGACCAAATTCCAAGTTAGATTGTGGTAAATCTAATTCTTTTAAGTGGATTAATTCAACACGTCCTGTTTCACGTGTAACCATTGCATCAAATGCAAAGTTATAAGTGATGTGTTGACCTTCTCCTTGCATGTAACGATTTCCAGAATCAGCCATGAAGGTAAGACCGCTGTTTAAAGCGTCATTCTTCAAAGCTTGTTGGAACACGTCAAACCCAGCTTCGTTAGTGTACATTTTAACTCTACGATCCTTAACATCCACACGTCTGTAGAATAAATCACCAAACACAGAACGA